CGGGTAGTTCGTTCGGGTCTGAGCGTACTAAGGGATATACATTTGTAATCTCTACTACAGTCAGCGGTACAGCAACCATAGCCATTCAGGCGTACATTGGAGGAGGATGGAGAACGATCCACTCTGAAGACGTAACCACTGACGGAGATGTAATGATCAGAGATGACCACGGTCACTACGAAAAGATCAGAGCTAACATCACAGCTTACACCAGCGGTACACACAGCGTGTTCTCTACTGGTACAGTTGATTCTCTTTAATGGGACTGACGTTTACATCGGACGCACGTCCACCTAGCGGTACACAGCTTCTGCCTAACAGATTCCTACGTCCTGCGTTTGGTGAGTTGTACGGCTTTGATGCTGATGCAGACAGCGGTGTTACTCCCTCTATAGACGGAGCGTTAACGACAGAACTAGCTGAACCATTAACAGCAGAGAACGGAGACATATTACAATTTGAACCAGCTAGTGGTGCTGTACCACCTTCTTCTTTTGAGACGGCAACATTGAGTGATTCTAATTCTCAAACAAGCGGGACGAATACAATTACATTTACGGTACAGCCCGGTATTGATATTTCTGCTGGCGGTTCTATCACACTTGCTGGATTAACAAGCTCACAAACAGTAGACGGTTCCTTAACTTTAAGTGGGGCGGGAGCGTCTGTATTTGGTAGTGCTGGTTCTTGGACGCAGTCAACAGGTACACTTGTACTTACAGTAGCTACGGGTCAGACTTTAAGCACAGGCTCAGATACTGTTATAACTTTCAACCTTCAAAATTCAGCTACTTTAGGATCAGGAGTTACTGCTACTTTAGATGCTAATGACCATAATCAAGCGAATGTCAGTGGCACTGTATTAGACACAATTCACGACAGCACCTTAACATTCCCAACCGCTCAAGTATTTGACAACGAGTCTGACTTTATCTCCGACTCAGGAGCAGACGACTACACCATCGTACACGCCAAAGACACCGACAAGTTGTATGTGTGGGATGGTGATAGATGGTTTTTATATAACAACGATTCAACTGTATAATTTATGAGTACACTTACAACACACACAACAGCTAGTCGAGATAGTCACTCAATCGGGCTTTGTAAATTTAACACCACAAGTAAAGCTATCGAAGTATCAGATGGAACGAATTGGCAAGTTTACGATAAAGATATAACTGTTTATCCTACATTAACCAACCATTACGGAATAATTTTAGACGGCAGTAACGATTATTTGGACATTGGCGTGAATGGAGATATAGCAGAGTTGTCAAGTGCGTCTGCTCTATCAGTAACTCTTTGGGTCAAAATCCACTCAGGGTCTAATGATATGATTTTAGCTTCAGGTACAAGTTCGAGTGATAGGTTCATGCCTTTTTTAAATAATTCTCGTAACATAGATGTTTATATGGGAGCGTCTTCTGTTCTTACTTCAACTACCGCTTTGTCTTACGATACTTGGTATCATGTAGCTATCTTTAAAGACGGAACTAATGCTTCTATTTGGATAAACGGATTACAAGAAGATACAAGCACTACAGTCCCCTCTACTTTATCCTCTAATGCGGGGAAAAATTTAAAAGTAGGTAGCACACAAATATTTTCAGGTTATTATACGGATGGTGAGTTTGATGAAGTTGCAATTTGGGGTTCAGATCAATCAAGTAATATATCAAGTATTTATACAGGCACTACACCAGCTAACCTTTCAGGATTAAACCCTGACCACTGGTGGAGAATGGGTGACGGAGATGGTGGAACTGGTACTACCGTTACTGACGATGGAAATGCTTCTACTTTAGTTAACGGTACATTAACCAACGGTGCAGCTTTTAAAGATTTAAGCACAGCTCCTGACTCCATTTATATAGCATGAGAACATACTGCATAATAGACGCATCGGAAGTTAGCTCGGTAGACTTCGACCAAGTAGCTGAAACATCTGCCGACACACTTCGTTATTCATTGGACGGCACTAAGACTTTCGTTAAGTACGAAGGCACACAACCATTCTTTCTGCTCGGCAAGACGGAGTACGATCAAGAAGAGATACTAAGCATCTTGAGTGGGCCTGAGTGGACGAGCGACGAAATTATCTAAATATGCACGAAACAGCACAAGGGTTATATCATCTTAACATTTAAAAATCATGGCTAATAAAAAAATTACAGAACTTACAGACCTGCCGAGTCCAGCCGGAGCCGATATAATGGCTATCGTGGATGACGTATCAGGCACACCCACAACTAAGAAAGTAACCGCTACTAACCTGATGACCCTAGCACCTGTGCAATCGGTGGCAGGACAGACGGGAGCGGTGACAGTATCAGCAGGAGATTTAACAGACGGCAACTTCGACGGAGAAGCGATACTAGGATTTGACGCATCCATCAACGATCAGACAGGAACTACATACACGCTTCTATCTAGTGACAATGGCAAGGTCGTAGTACTTGATAATGCTAGTGCAGTAACAGTCACAGTACCGAGTGGATTAGGAGTAGGATTCAATTGTTCGTTCGTACAAAAGGGAGCAGGACAAGTAAGCTTTAGCGCTTCTTCGACTACTATTAACAACAGACAGTCGCACACTAAGATCAATGCTCAGTACGGCGTTGCTAGTTTACTTGCTTATGCTGCTGACACCTTTGTTCTAGCTGGGGACACAGCGTCCTAAGAGATGGCACTTATACTTCCTAGCATTGGTAGCGGAATAATCGCTAGTCCTACTGTACCTCCATTCAGTAACACCTACTCTGTAGACCTTGATGGCTCAGATGATTATATAGATTGCGGTACTGTCACGGCAATGAATAGCACAGACTCTTTTACGCTTTCAGGTTGGTTCAAATTTGACGCAGATAACACTTTGTTTTTAACAGGGGGAATAGACTCAGCGGATCGATTTTCTTTTTACTTGAAGTCAGGCGGGTCGCTAGGAGTGTATTTAGGTTCCCCCGAAGTTTTGACAAGCGGTTCAACTTTATCAACGGGGCAATATTATCACATCGCAGTTATCAAGGACGGAAACGGTACAAATAACTGCACACTATACGTCGACGGAAGTCTTTCTGACACGGGTACTCGTTCCGCATCCATGCCATCTTCATCGGGTCAAAACTTTTGGGTCGGTTCGTCACAAGTTTTCTCAGGCTACGAAATGAACGGACTAGCCGATGAAGTAGCGTTTTGGTCTAGCGCGTTAACAAGTACGGATATAACTGCTATTTACAACAGCGGAGCGCCTGCTGACCTTTCATCACTCAGTCCCGTACATTGGTGGAGAATGGGAGATAACGACGGAGGTACAGGCACAACAATCACTGACCAAGGAAGTGGAGGGAATAACGGAACACTAACTAACGGGCCAACCTTCTCAACTGATGTACCAACTTAATAAATCATGAGAAACTACGTAATCATCGACGCTTCGGAAGTTAGTTCCGTAGATTTTAACCAAGTGCTTGAGACAAGTGCTGATACGCTTAGATACAATCTAGCTGGTACACAGACCTTTGTTAAGTTTGAAGGCGGCACGCCTAGCTTTCTCGCAGGTAAGACTACCTATGATCGTTCTGAGATGTTGACTATACTAGCTAACGAAGAGTGGTCTGACGATCCTATCTAAGTTATGGAACAGGAGACAGCACAAGGGTTATACCATTCGTTAGAAAATCAGCGGTGGTCGTTTTTAGACAGAGGACGTCAATCGTCAGAGTTAACCCTACCCTATGTACTGCCTCCTGACGGGCATAACTACGCCACTAAATACTACACACCGTACCAAGGCATCGGAGCACGTGGTGTTCTGAATCTATCGTCTAAGTTATTGTTAGCTTTACTACCACCGAACGCTCCGTTCTTTCGTCTTGTTATAGATAGATACGAACTAGACAAAGCCAAAGCTGAACTGGGACAAGAGGGCGCAGAGCAACTACGTACAGACTTAGAGAAAGCTTTAGCTGATGTAGAGCGTAGTGTATCACAGGAAGTAGAAGTACAGAACTTCAGGAACGGTATATTCCAAGCACTCAAGAACTTGTTAATCACGGGTAACGCTTTGTTATATCTCCCGGATGAAGGAGGTATGAGAACGTTTAAGTTGGATCGTTACGTTGTTAAGCGTGATCCAATGGGTAACGTTACACACATAGCTGTCAAAGAAACAGTAGCACCTATGATGTTACCTGAGTCGGTACGGGAAGAAGTGTACAGACAAGAGAAAGAAAACACGTGTGATTTGTACACTGCTATCGTGCGTGAAGATGATGAATTTAAAGTGTATCAAGACGTAAAGGGAATGCTTATCGAGGAAAGCGTAGGACGTTATCCATTAGAAAAGTCCCCGTGGCTACCCTTGCGTTACACTCAAATAGACGGAGAAGACTACGGACGTGGGTTTGTTGAAGAGTATATCGGAGACATCCGCTCGTTGGAGTCGTTAACTAAATCAATCGTAGAAGCCAGTGCAGCAGCAGCTAAGGTATTGTTTATGGTCAATCCTAACGGAACGACACGGGCAAGAACACTGGCTGAAGCTCCTAACGGTGCGATTGTGCAGGGCAGCGAAGGAGACGTCTCCGTCTTACAACTTAATAAGTTCAACGATCTACGGACAGCACAGACTACAATGGCTGGTATAACAGATCGATTGAGCCAAGCCTTTCTACTGACATCGGGGGTTGTTAGAGATGCCGAGAGAGTGACTGCCGAGGAGATACGGATGTTAAGCCAAGAGCTTGAAGCTGCCCTCGGTGGTCTCTACTCTCTCTTAGCTCAGGAGATGCAACTGCCTATCGTCACTCGTTTAATGGATCGTATGTCCAAAGAGAAACGACTACCTAAGCTACCCAAGGATATTGTTAAACCTACCATCGTCACTGGTGTGGAAGCATTGGGTCGTGGTAATGATCTTAATCGTCTTGATATGTTTCTTGCTGGTGCTAATCAGGTAGTGGGACCACAAGCAGTCAATCAATATCTTAACGTATCTGATTACTTCAAGCGTCGTGCTACTGCTCTTGGTATAGAAACTGAGGGACTGATTAAGACGGAAGAAGAGATTCAACAAGCTATGCAGATGCAACAACAACAAGAGATGATGATGAAGTTGGGAAGCCCTGCCGTAGCACCCGCTATCAATGCTGCACAGGAGCAGTACATGGCAAGTCAACAACAACAACCTACCGAGGAATAATAAATTATGGCAGAACTACACCGAGTAGAGATTAACGAGAAAGCACCGAATGAGATCGAACCCGAAGAAGCTCAGACTGACGAAGTTGCTGAGACTACGGAAGAACAACAAACGGAACGTCCTGAATGGTTACCTGAAAAGTTCAAGTCAGCGGAAGACATGGCGAACGCTTATAGTGAGCTTGAGAAGAAACTTGGACAACCCGCCTCCGAAGAGCAACAAGAAGAAGAACCACAACAAACCGAAGAGACCGAGAATGAAAACGACAAGCCAGAAGCTGGTAATTATAACGAAGCTGTTGTGGAAGCTAGTCAGGAGTTCTTTGAGAATGACGGTCAACTGTCTGAAGAAACTTATCAAAAGCTTGAAAAAGTAGGACTACCACGTGATCTCGTCGATAGTTACGCAGCTGGTCAACAAGCTTTATTACAATCAGAAGAAGCCCAGATCAAAGGAGTGGCAGGTGGTGAATACGATCAGATGGCTGAATGGGCAAACGAACACTTACCATCCGAAGAGGTCGATGCGTTTGACGAAGCCGTTACGTCTGGGTCAGTACAACAAGCGAAGTTAGCAGTACAAGGACTATACGCTCGTTATCAGAATGCTACAGGCAGTCGTCCAAAAACTTTAGTGCAAGGCTCAGTAAGCGGTACATCAACCATGCCGTTTAAGAGTATGCAAGAATTAGCACGTGCACAGTCAGACCCACGTTATCGTAGTGGTGACAAAGCGTATCATCAAGAGATTGACAGACGACTGGCTGTGAGTAATATATAATGTCTTTCATTCATAAGTAAGGTGAACAGATGCCTTGGACGACTCGCTTTGGTTTTCTTCCTTTTATCGGTTATGGGGAGTTTTGCGGGTTGTTCCAAGGCATCATTTTATCCGGCTCTCGGAGCTACGGGTGGAGCAGCAGTAGGTAGCTTAGGAGGACCGGGCGTTGCTGCGGGAGCTGCTGCACTTGGTTGGGGTGTGGGAGAAACAGCCAAATACATGGAAGAAAACAAACATTTAACGGAACAAGTCAAGGCGTTAAGTGAAGGAGATATTAAGCAACTCGTTAATAATCAACTAGATGCGTCAATGGATAACGGGTTTTTTGACGGTATGCTGAACGAAATTTATGGCTTGCTAAAGCTGTGCCTTATCGGTGTAGTCTTGTGGAATGTCATACCAATCATATATACGAGATACGTACACAAGAAAGCAAAAGATGAAATATCAAATAGAAAGATTACTTAGAATCTACAACGATCTACCACAGCGTCAGAAAGTCCTAGTGTTGACAATTGGTGCATTTGTTGGTCTTATAGTAATCGGTAACATATTTAATTAGACAACTAGCGACTACTAGTCCCTCGACCCTCTGCGGAGGACAATCCTGTGCGAACGAACGAAGTGAAAGTCATCATAACAAATACAATAATAACATACGTAATATAGGAGATTATAAATCATGGCTAATGGAAATACATCCCCCTCACGTGTAGGTTTTAATGATGCTACTTCTGATGGAAGTTTTGCTCAAGACAATGCGTTGTTCCTTAAAAAGTTCAGCGGAGAGATTTTGCAAACCTTCGAAGAAAGCAACATCTTCAAGCCTCTACACACAATCAGAACCATCGAAAGCGGAAAGTCTGCTCAGTTCCCTGTAACAGGAATCGCTAGTGCTTCTTACCACACACCCGGTGAAAACATCGCTGACGGTGGTAACAGCTACCTTAGTGACATCAGAAAGTCTGAGCGAGTAATTAACATCGATAAGATGCTTGTTGCTTCTACTTTCTTGGCTAACATCGACGACGTAAAGAACCACTACGACATTCGTTCAGTATATGCTAACGAGTTGGGTAAAGCTCTTGCTGTTCGTTTCGATACTGCTCTTGCTAAAGTATTCATCGCTGCTGCTCGTTCCGCTGCTGTCGTAACAGGCGGTAAGACTGGTGGTATTCTCGATGTTTCTGCTAACGCAATGGGTACAGGTGCTGACTCACTTGATGATGCAGACAACACTGATCCTACAGGTGCTGAATTAACAGCTGCTCTGTTTACTGCTGCTCAGAAGCTCGACGAAAACGATGTTCCTAGTGACGGTCGTTTCTGCGTTCTTCGTCCTCAAGAGTACTACAAGTTAATCACTGGTGGTGCAGGAACGCTCGCTATCTCTACTTCTGCTGTCAATAAAGACGTCGGAGGTTTAGGAAGCATCGCTTCTGGATCAATCCCACAGATTGCAGGTATCACTATCTACAAGTCCAACCACATTCCATCAACTGACCTCAGCGGTACTTCTACTGGTGACGGCGCTGCTGACAACGATGTGTTCGGTGCTAGTGGTGTAGGATACAACGGAAACTTTACTAACACGCTTGGTATTGTTTCTCATTCCGCTGCTGTTGGAACAGTTAAACTGCTCGACTTGGCTACTGAATCTGAGTACCAAATTGAGCGTCAAGGTACGCTTTTCGTTGCGAAGTATGCTATGGGTCACGGAGTTCTCCGTCCTGAGTGTGCTATCGAACTTCAGAAGTAACCACTCTCTCGGTGTTGGGAGGTCTGTGATTCGTTCCGCTCCCTTCTACCGAAACCTTTATTACAATGGCTCTTACAACTAAACTCGAAGCGGTAAACACAATGATTGCCGTTATAGGCGAAGCACCCGTTAACACGTTAGGAGGCACTGCTGTCCCGATCACTGTGGTTCAAGCAGAGAATGTGTTAGACGAAACGAGTAGAGCCGTACAGTCAGAAGGTTGGCACTTTAACACGGAGCACGAATATCCATTCACTCCCGATGCGACTAACAGTAAGATTACTTTACCTAGCAACGTGTTAACCATAGACTTAGACCCACAGATATATACAGACGTCGATCCTGTACAACGTGGTAATACTTTATACGACAGGAAGAATCACACAGACGTCTGGACAAAAGAGGTAAAAGCCTCTGTTACTTTTCAGTTAGACTTTACAGAGATACCTGAACAATTTAGAAACTACATCACTATTAAAGCTGCCCGTATATTCAGTAATCGTTTTCTTGGTAGTCGTGAGATCGAAGGATTTGCACTACGGGACGAAGTGGAAGCGAAAGCACGGGCTATTGATAGTGACTCCGAGAATGCAGACCGTACTATCTTTGATAACTACAGCGTAATGCGTGTGCTTGACAGGTAATGCCTCTGTTAGTAAATAGCGTACCTAACTTAGCCCAAGGTGTATCGCAGCAGCCTGACAATCTGCGTTATCCCGGTCAGTGCGACGAACAGATCAATGCTTGGGCTACTGTTGTTGAGGGACTAAAGAAACGTCCTAATACCAACTACGTAAAGAATTTAGACACAGACGGTACAGCTAATATATTCACACACTTTGTTAAACGGGACGAAACCAACCAGTACGCTATAGTCGTATCGTTAGGTAATGTATCGTTAGGTATTCCTGCTGGTGTTAGTGCTTACGACGTATCGTTAGGTACATCTATACCTGTTACCGTTACATCTATTGCTAACAGCTATCTTAGTCTTGGTACTTCTGTTACTGATCCGTTGAACGATCTGAGAGCGTTGACTGTAGCTGACTATACGTTTCTTGTTAATAAGAGGAAGACGGTACAAGTAGACGATAGTGACGCTTTAAAAAGCAAAGACTTAGAGTACGATGCTATAATTACTGTTAATCTTGGCGACTACGAAAAGAACTACGATATATACTTAGACAATCAATTAGTTACAGTAAGCAGTTCACCAACAGGTCTACAAAGCGATCAGTTTCCGCCGAGTGCTGGACATACTTACGAAAGTGGAGATGCTCAAGGAAGTAAAGGTGGAGAATATTCAGATACAGCTGTTATCGCTGAAGATTTAGAACTCATATTAGAGGATTATTTGGCGGGTCAACAAGGACTCGGTGTAGTTGATTTAGAAATAGGAGGAGGCAGCGGTTTTGAGGATAGTGGTACACATAAGCCCAGCGGTGTTTTAGTTTTTGCGAAGCCGGTAACAACTGTTAAATATGAGTTCTTCATAGATCAATACACAGATGCTACGCACACTACAAAACTAGCAACAGGAACGAAAGGTACGTGTGTATTTAGTGGGGGTTCGTTAGCTAGTTACATATTGACTCACAGAGGTATTAACTACGATAGCACTTTAGCGACTAATACATATAAGTTAATAATTAGAAAAATAACAGCAAGTCAGTTTGGCGGTTTTGGCGGTGGTGACGCATTGGAGTGGTCTGAATATGAAGATATAGATAACAGCACTCCGGGGTATGTATTACCTGCGATTAATTCTGTATCGTTGACGAACTCAAACTTTCAAGTAACTAGAAAAGGTTCGGTAATTAAGATTTCCGCAGATACTGATTTTACTATTCGTACAGAAGACGGTCTAGCTGACCAAGCACTGAAAGTTGCTTACAAAGAAGTTGATAGTATTACTGACCTGCCCAAGCACTGCTTCAATAGATTTAGAGTAAAGATAAGAGGAGATGCAGACATAGACCAAGACGACTACTATGTTATATTTAAAACTAAAGACGGGGAAGATTTTGGAGAAGGCAGTTGGGTAGAAACGGTTGGATGGGTAAGAGGTTTAGAATCAAGTAAAGAATACAAAGGAATAAATACATCTTTAAATGTAACTACTATGCCTGTCGTTCTTGTTATTGATTCATACGACACAATAACGGGGAAAGTAAACAGTTTTACGCTTCAAACACCAAACGAACGAAGTAATGTTGTTAAACACAACGGTGTATTTTATAACTTAGTAGAACCTCACGTATCTAATAGTAGTAACGAACCCGGAGGTACGGTAGATGACGACGGAGACGGAGTTGCTGATTGGAAAAGATATTGGGTAGTGACGACGGCAGTTAATTCAGCTGCTCCATGGAAATCTGATATACAATATTTTGAACGAGCTACTTCGTACATCCAAAGGCAAGCAGGTGACGACATCACCAATCCATTTCCATCTTTTGTAGACCAAACTATCAACGACGTCTTCTTCTTCAAGAACCGCTTAGGGTTTGTTACTGATACATCTGTTATCTTTAGCGAAGCAGACAACTATTTTAACTTCTTCAGGACTACCACACAGCAGCTGTTAGACAGCGCACCGATAGACGTCGGACTCAGTCACACCAAGGTAGCTATCCTACAACACGCTATACCGTTCCAAGAGAAGCTGATGCTGTTCAGTAAGCAGTCCCAGTTCGTATTGCGTGGTGCTGATGTACTAAGTCCTAAGACAGTAGCTATCTCTCCTGTTACTGAGTACGATATATCAGACAGCGTAGAACCCGTAGCTCTCGGTAACTATATATACTTTACATTTAAACGTAACGACTTCGAAGGAATGTATGAATACTTTGTTGATAACAATACAGAACTGTTTGATGCAGAGGAAGTTACACAACAAGTACCCAAGTACATACCAAAAGATGTACGTAAGATAGCAGGTAGCCAAGCAGAGAATACATTGTGTATCGGTGTAGACAGCGACCTGAAGACGTTGTACGTATATAAATACTTTTGGAGCAACAAGGAGAAGATACAAAGTGCTTGGATGAAGTTCACCTTTGATCGTGACGTTGTTGGTTTTGATTTCATAGACAGTAAGTTGTACATGATAACCAAGGACGACGAAGGGTTACACCTAGAGTTCTTGACATTGGAAGACGGACTGACGGACGAAGGACTAGGTTATCCGTTGTTGTTAGATAGTAGGGTAGACGGTAACGATGTTACTGTATCTTTGTATAACGCTTCGACTAAGAAGACACGTATAAGCGGCATACCATACAATGTCAGTCTTGGTACTGATATAGAGATTTATACTAAGATAGGAACGCAACGAGCTATTACTATGGTGGACAACACTACGGTGGATGTAACAGGTGCGTTAGCTAGTTATGTGAGTAATGGTGGTACAGTTTATAAGTGCGTACATACTGATCCTGATACTCAAGTACACACTTCTACAGCTGCTACTGAACCGGGTACAGGTGCTGATTGGACAGATTACTGGGTTGTTAGTACAGATTTTAGTTCTGCAACAGCGTGGGCACTAGGTAAGACTTACAACGACGATACGTACTTTGTTATAGGTAAGCCGTACAATATGTTGTACAGGTTCTCTAACCAAGCAATAAAACAACCAACGGAACGAGGAGGACGTAGTGCTTCTGATTATACATTCCAAACGATCCGTAACGGTAGTATCAACTACGCAGACACTGGACACTTTGTTGTGGAAGTAACCCCTGAGTATCGTGACACCTATAAGTATGTGTTCAATCCTGACATCACGGGAGCTAATCTTTTATTAAACGAGTTCGAACCACAAGACGGTCACTTCAGATTTGCAGTACAAGGACAACCCGACAAGGTGACTATCGAAGTAAAGAGTGATAGTGCGTTGCCGTGTAAGTTGTTAGCTGCTGAGTTTGAATCGATGGTTATACCAAGGAGTAAACGATATGGGTCTTAGGGTCGAGGAAGCTATGCCGGATATGGATGCGTTCGAATTGTACGACGACATGAGAGAAGAGGACATGATGGAATGTATCGGTCTAATGCACCACCCAAAGGACGCAGTTAACCTATCGTTTGAAACAAGCAGTAAGTGTTATTCACTACGAGGTAACGATGGTTTGTATTGCAGCTTTGGTGTCACTCCTCACGAGAACGTTGGTGTTGTTTGGTTATTAGGAACACGACGATTGGCCACCGCTAAGAAGTACTTTCTTAAACATTCAAAGCAGTGGGTGGACGAGATGATGATCGGTTTTGACTATTTAACAAACATCGTAATGGAGACTAACACGTTGAGTTACAGGTGGTTGCAGTGGTTGGGTGCAGAGTTTAGCGATTGCCAGTACGACGGGTATATGTCATTTATATTAGAGAGGAAGTAATTGATATGTGTTATCCAGCGTTATTAGCAGGTCTTGCAGTTGCAGCGGGTGGTGCTCAGTATATGGGTGCTAGGCGACAAGCTAAACAGCAAGCAGCGTACCAAGCACAAGCCTCAGCAGCTGAACGTCAACGTTTCCTACAAGAACAAACTTCCATTCGTATGCGTCAAGCACAAGAGCAGGAAGCTGTGGGTCGTGAGTTGGAACAAGTTAGTCGTAAATCACAACAAGCATTAGCACGAGCTAGAGTATCTGCTGGAGAGGCAGGTGTTGCCGGAGCTAGTGTACAAGCGTTGATGGATGACTACACACGACAAGAAGGAGCGTACAGGTCAGCACTTTTAAGACAGCAAGAACTAGGACAAGTAGCAACAGGTATGGGTCTTGAACAAGCAGGGTTTGCGACGACTCAACGTCAGATCGGAATCAATCAACCTATCAACAGACCTAGTGCTTTGACTGCATTGTTACAGACTGCCACAAGTGCAGTGGGTGCGTATGGTACTGGATTGCAGATGCAACAGATGGGCGGTGGTTTCGGTGGGGCAGGTACAGGTGGTAGCTTTGAGCCTACATCTACAGTTTTAACAAGAAGTTAATATGGCTAGAGAACGAGTACAAGTACAAGGATTAGGGGACGCTGTTCCCGGTATATCACCCACCATTCAACGGGCTGGTCAGTACGGGATACAAGTTCAACGAGCAGGACGTAACAAGTTGATGGACTTAGCTGATGCGTTGGGTCAAGTTAATCCAGTGTTACAGCAGTACACACGAGTAGCTGATATAGAGTTTGAGCAGTTCCAAGAAGAAGTTGCTCGGATGTCGCCTGAACAATTAAAAGCAGATTTAAATAAAACAGAAGCTGAATTAGACAAACAAGTACGTAAAGGCAGTATACCGTTTCTAGCTTCGCCATTAAATTGGAAAAGAAAGAAGAGAGCTTTAGGAGCACGTCTGCACGATGAGTACCAAAAGCAACTACATTTTCGTTTAAATAATCCAGAAGCCGGAGACGAAGATGTTAGCACGGAAGCTATAGCAGGTATAATAAGACAAGATTTTGAAGGACAATACGGGCAGTTAGCTACAGATGTATTTGTTAAAGAAGGCTTTGACGAAGTAGTTAGACCAACAATAGATAAATATGTTTTAGAGTACGATACACGTAAAAACAAAGAGGCAGAAAAACAAGTACAAGCTGATATAGAAGCCCGTTTATTTAGTGACGGTACTTTAGATTTAGATGATCCTAGATACGCTACAAGACTAGACGAAGTGTGGGCAGAAACAAACTGGATGACTGCTGATAAACAGGTAGAAATGATTGAACGTGTTACACGGCAATTAGCAGTAAAAAACCCACAAGCAGCTAAAAACTTTTTAGAACACGCATCAGGGCATTTTAAAGTAGGCACAGCAAGATTTGGAGTAGGTGCTAAACGAAAAGGGGAGGACCCGATATACGGTGCTTATACTAATCGTAAAGCTGTATTGATGGAGGAGATTGATAAGATTGAAGAACAGAATATACTTAGCGATAAAAAAGAAGCCACTGACATTTTATATAACATACAAGCTGAATTAGTGGCTGCTGGTATGGCTTTCAAATCAAACGGACAAGCTACTATAGAGGGAGTTGATGCTCCTATAAGAAGTCAGGATGAACTTGAGAACGCTTTCCGTCAGAAATTATTAGAGACTGGCAATCCTATTGTTATAACTGAAGGCGTTAAGGCTATACAAACTACATTAGGTGCTTTAGAGATAGGAGAAGAGCGTGGTGTTTTCTTTTTAAATATGAGGAGAAATATGTTTCCTCAAATAGACTTCAGTAAAAACTTAGAAGACGACAAAAACTCTTTACTACTATCAGAGGGATTCGCTAAAAGAGAAGGCACTCGAATCTCAATAAATATGCCAAAAGTTTTATCGGATGAAATTGCTGAGTTGGAAACTGATTTAAAGAGAAAGTTGTTAGTAAAAAGAAACGAAATATCGACAGGGCAGTATAAGAATGTAAACGACGAACTTGTTAGAACTAGCGATTTACAGGGTCAAGGTGTTTTGGACTTACTAGATTTTGAAAAGAAGTTTCAAGAAGAATTTAATCAAGGTGCTAAAGATATATTCAAAAAGTACAGAGCCAGTAAACAGGTTAGTGAAGTTGAAGCTGAATCCCCTAAAAATATAGATGATAAAAAATCTTTCATTGATCCTGAAGTAAAATTAGGTCAGGGTCAGAGTTATTTCTTTTCACCTACCTATAATTATTTTGATTTAGAAAAAGCACTGAGAAGTAAAGATACTAAAAAAGCCAAAGTCATAGCTCGTCATTTTGATTTAAGTTTATTCGATAGCTTAGAAGATCAGTACGATATAATTCAAGACAACACTAAAAACGATAAACAAAGAAAAACAGCGGAACGAAAATTAATGGTTTATTTGATGGGTAGTAGTCGTTTGAATTTAGACAGCATCCGTCAAGGACAAATAGAAATTAAGAGAAAACAGGGTAAGGTTCTTAATATTCCCATCACTAATAAAGAAGCTTTAAAAGATTTAGTTCCGTTTTATGCTTTCTTTCCTAAAGAACGTTACGAACAATTAAGAAGAGAAAGTGAATCAGGTATTGATAGTAATGTGGATGATGTTGAAGAATTACTTAAATTAATTTACGAAACACAAACAATACCACAGGAAACTGTAGAGAAGTTTATCGAAGTACAAGAACAGCTATTTGAACAATGAAATTAAATCTTCAAGAAAAACAACAACAACCATTACAGGAGGACCTTAGTTTTGGTGATTATGCTTTAGATGCTTTTGCTGCTCCTTTTAGGGGTATAGAATCTTTAGCTCGTGGTGTTTATAATTTAGGAGACTTTTTATCATTTGATTTATTACCCGATTTAGACGAAGAGCGATTACTAGGTGAATCAAAAACATTACCCGGTACGTTAATAGAAGGTATTGCTCAATTTGCGTTGCCGTTTGGTGTTATTGGTAAAGGAATAAGTGTTGCGGGTAAAGCTGCTAAAGCAGGAAAGATAACAGGTATAAGCGGTAAAGCAGCTAAAGCGTTAACTAAACAAGGACCAAAGGCAGGAGCGTTTACTGATCTAAGTTGGAAGGGATACGCTGCTGCTTCTGCTACTACAGATTTCATCGCATTTGACGGACAAGAGGAAAGATTATCTAATTTAATAAGACAACACACAGACCTTCGTGATCCAGTTACCGAGTTTTTAGCGGCTGATCCTGACGACAATGAACTAGAGGGAAGGGCTAAAAATGTTTTAGAAGGTGTGCTTTTGGAGTTAGGGGTAGGTGCGTTAGTTGCTCCGTTTGTTGCTGGTTTAAGAGCTATAAAAAGAAAGAATAAAATATTAGCAGAGGGAGGACAACAAGAAGAAGCTATACAGAAATCTACTGAGCAGTTCACTAAAGAGATTAAGGAGCAGGTTAAACCAGTAGAACTCGCCAAACCCAAAGCAGAACCTAAACCAACGAAACAAGAAAAAGTACGATTACAAACAGAGGCTAAAGTATTTTCAGACGATAAATTATTTACAGGAGGGTTACAATCTTTACAACGCACCGCTTCAGGTAGAATGTTAAAAACAATCACTGACGAAGCTGGTAACAAAAAGAAAGTATTTGTACCTACAATTGAAGGTGGTCTTAGGCAATCGGAGTTAAATACCAGTTTAGAAAAAAGTGGTGAAACTTTAATAAAAGAAGGAAAAAAGCAGTTTGTATCTGAAGGAAAAATGAATCAGATAGCTATTGAAGAAATGGCTGACGCTACGGGTGCTGATGGTAATACCTTAGAGGGGTTACTTAGAGCGACTGAAAGTGATCCAGTTGCATTGGATAGGGCTGCTGGAAAGATGTTGGCTTTGCGTAGGTTTATGACCGAAAATGGTATACAGTTAGTAGAATTATCAGAACAGTATGCTAAAAAGAAAAAAGGTGGTTTAGAAGATGAATTGTTAGAAGCACAAATTAAAAGTGCCTTAGATGTACAGCTTAACTTACAAGCTAGGGTTTCTGAAATTGCTAGTGGTTTCGGTCGTGGTTTACGTTCTACTCAGTTTAAAGCTAAGATTGGATTGTCTCAGAAGGAAATACAGAATACCAAACTACGACAAGAATATTTAAGAAGACGTGGTGGCATGAAAATAGATGATATTGTTAATTCAATACGTCTATCAAAAGAAGGTGCGGGAGATGATTTTTGGAATGCTATTACTGCTATAAACAAACAAGTCAGAGGAAGCAACGGAGGCAAGCTGACTAAAATGGTTAGAGAGTATTATATCAATTCATTACTGTGGGGACCACGGACTAACGTAGTCAATGTCATTGGTAATAGTATATCAGCCACTATAAAACAGTTTGAAAGATATATAGGCGGTTGGTTAACTGCTGAACCTGAAGTCAGAAGAGGAGTTGTTTCTGCTTGGTCTTATGGTCATTTATCAGGCGAGTTATGGCAGATCATGGGTAAAGCGTGGAAAGCTAAAGACGGTTTATTAGATACAAACACAGGATGGCGTGGAGATGTGGGTAATGAAGCTGCTGTTGACGCTATTTCTGGTGAGAACTTTGCAAGTGCATTAAGAGAGCTTAGGGGTGATCCTGATATACTAAAAGAAGCTGATGGCATAAAAACAGCTATAGATTACTTCGGCAATATACTAAGGCTACCAACACGATTGATGACTTCAATGGACTCTATGTATAAAGATTTAGAGTTCAGGAGAAGAGCTATGGCACAGCTTTGGATTGAAGCCACAGAAAAGAAAGGACTCACGCAACCTGAAGATATAGCTAAATTCATTTCAAATGGAATAGAGACGCTAGTGACTACATCAGGTAGACATTTTTCTGAAGCTTCACTGTTAAGAGATGCGGAAGATGCTGCTAAAAAACTAGACTTCGCAGATGACCGTGTAGCTAGGGAAGAGTTTATGTTTAACCATGTTGAACAAGCTCGTGCTGATAACTTAAAAAGAGCTAGAGATTTAGGGTTAGCTGGGGACGATGAAGGTGCGTTAGCTCGTTTCGCTGAACAATGGGTAGAACCTAATTTAAGATCAGCACACGAAAGTACGTTTACAACTGAACTAGGACCAATAAGTCAAAAACTAAACGACTTTATGTCTTCCGTTCCTTTAGGTTGGATAGTGCTACCTTTCATAAAAACTCCCACGAATATCTTAAAGTTTTCTTTCGGTCGTTTATTTAGACCTTTTCAAGTAGGAGCGGAAGCAGTAGCTAAAGCTTCGTTTCCGGGTTTAACTGCTAATAGAGATTTATTTATAAAGAAACTAGAAGACCCAGACCCGCTAATAAGAGCGGAAGCACGGGGGCAGTTAGCGATGGGAACTTTATTAGCAGCTACGGTAGGAACAACTATTGCAGCAAATAAGCATAGAATAACAGGCGGTGGTCCTCTAAATGCAAGGCAGAAAAGAGTGTGGGAAGCTGCCGGAAATCGTCCGTATAGTATTAAAGTAGGGGATACTTGGATAAGTTATCAACGACTTGATCCTTTAGCTACTATTGTGGGTGTGTTTGCGGATATGGCTACAGTTACTGACGACACTGTGCATGGCTATGACGCTAGTGAAGCTGAGAGAGTTGTAGCTGCTATCGGTATAACCTTTGCTAGAAACGTAACAAACAAATCTTATCTAGCAGGTATTAATAAATTCATAGAAGCTTTGGTTGTACCTGAAAAGAAACTAGCACAAGCATTACAAAGCACAGCAGCAGCTTTTGTTCCTAATGTTTTTTATCAGGGTCAATCCGTTGGTGGAGATCAAGAGTTAAGAGAAGTGAGAACTTTAGCGGATGCAGTCTTTAAAAAAGTAGGATTTGGATTACAAGATAGGGTGGATGTAAGAAGAAATATATTAGGAGAACCATACGAAGCAGAAGGTATAGAAGCACCTCCGTTTCAAATTCTTAATCCATTTAACCCTATAGCTTTTTCAACCAAGACGGATGATCCTGTTTTAGTTGAGATGGCAAACTTACATCACGGTTTCTCTCCACCTAGTAGTAAATTAAACCAGTTAGTAGATTTAACGAGATACACAGGAGA